CAGCTCGGCGCGCAGGGCCTTCAGCCGGGCTTCGTTCTCGGCGATCTGCTGAGTCACCGCAGCGGCGAGATCCTCCTGGGCCTGCGCCTCGGCTGCCTTGATCTGAGCTTGCACATTGAGCGCGTCCTCACGGATCTTCGCCAGCTCTTCGAACAGGTTCGCAGCGACATCGTCATCCTTGATCATGTCGCCGTACTTCTCGGCACGCTCTGCGTACTTCGCCGCTTCGGCCGCAAATTGGGCTGCGCGCTCCATGTCTCCGCGCAGCGCTGCATTTTGGGCAAACGCAGCGCTCCGGCTGGCATCGTCGCGAAGGCTGCGCGACTGACGGCGGGCGTAGTCGTCCCGCTCTTCCTCCGACCATCCGCGCATGCGACGATCTTGGGCTTTGTCGGCTCCAGCGGTGCGCGCAGCGGCTGCATCCTGCTGCAACCGCGCGGCCTCAGCCCGTAGCTCACGGGCTTTGTTGACGGCTTCGCCCCACACTGTGTTGAGCGTGCTCCCCAGCGCCTCGTAGCCCTTGATCTGGTCGGCGATCGCCTTGCGCTGGATCTCGGCGCCTTTCTCGATCGCCTCCTTCGTCGATAGCAGAATGGAGGCGTTGGCCTTGCCCGCTTCGACTGCCCGCAGCTTTTGCAGGCGCGATGTCGCATTCGCAAGATCCTGCTCGATCTTCAGCCGGGCGTCGGCGTTGCGCTTGAGCTGCTGTTCCTCTTCCTGGGCCGTCAGCTTGCCTTGCTTGTCGGCCACCTCGTCGAGGACCGCATTGAGGCCAGCGTAAGCCGCGGCCGCGGCCGCAACGCCCAGCGCCGCCTTCACCGGATTCACCGCCGCCAGCGCAATGGCCGCCCTGACGGCGGCGGCCGTGGTCATGCCCAACCGGGCGATCAGCGGCACCAGCGCGACGACGAGCAGGGGCACGCCGTACTGCACAACCTCCTCGATGTTGTCGGCGATCCACGTGATTCCGCGGGCGAGGGCGTTGGTAGCCCCAAGCGCGCGATCCATGCCACCCACAAGCTCAAGCGTCTCGTTTCGCAGGATGACGAAGCTTTGGCCTACCGTCTGCGGCAGCTGCGCAAAGTCGCGGTCGACGCGGCCGGCGACCTTTTCCAGTGCGGCCACCACGGCCTGCGAGGTCAGCACCCCTTGCTCACCCATCCGCTTGAGCTCGCCGCGCGTGCGACCCATACCCTCAGCGATCGCATCGGCCAGCGCCGGCGTCTGCTCGAGGATCGAGTTGAGCTCCTCACCCCGGAGCACGCCCGAACCCATTGCCTGACCAAACTGCACCAGGCTCGCTTCGGACGCGGCGGCCGAGGCGCCCGACAGGGCAATCGACTTGGTAACGGTCGAGACCACCGCAGCGGCCTGCTGGCCGTCGCGGCCCATGGCGTTAAGCGACGGGCCCAGCCGGCTGTACAGATTGACCGTTTCGGCAAGCGGCGCACGTGCTTCACGCGCCACGCTGCGCAGCGCCGCCTGCACTTCCAGAAAATCACCGGTGTATTGCGTGGCCAGGCGCAGACGCGCGGTGTACTGCTGGTACTCCTCCGCCAGCGCAAGAATGCGCTGGGCCGAGAAAGCGGCCGCCACGCCGGCGAGGGCGCTTTGCAGCGGCCCCAGCTGGGTGTTGAGGTCGCCCACACCGCCCGTCATCCGGGCGACGGCCGCCGTCGTGGGATCCAGCTGCCCACGCAATTCGGCGATGCGCTTGCCGCCCGCAGCAAATGCCCGGTCGAACTCCGCACCCGAGACGCGCGAGTCCGCCGCCAGGCGCTGCATGGCCTGCTGTACCTTGTTGATTTCGGCCTGGATCGAAGCGGACGAGCGGATGCCGATCGCATCCAGCGCGCCCTGCTTGTTGCCATCGATGGCGGCACCCACGGCATCCAGCCGGCCCGACCGGGCCTGCGCCGCGGCAGCGGCTGCCGCGGCCTTGGCCTGGCTTGCTGCTGCAGCCGCCTGGGCTACCGCTGCGCCGGCTGCCTCGGCCTTCAGGCGCCGATACTCCGCAGCCAGATCCTTGACGTTGACGCCGGCCTGCGCCAGCGCCTGGCGCGAGCTGTTGAGCCGCTGCTCCTGCTGCTGCAGGGCCTCCTTCAGCCCGGCCGCTTCGCGCTTCGCGGCCTCGAACTCGCGCTTGAGCTTCGCAGAGGGCTGCTCCGCCGCGGCCAGCTCGGCCGCGAGCTTCGAGACCCTTGCCGTCGCAGCCTCGAATTCTTTCTTGGTCTCGCCGGCGCCACGCTTGAGCGTGCGAAATACCTCAATGCCCTCGCGCGTGTCCGCAGACACACGCATCGCCAGGTCAAGATTGCGATCGCTCACGCTTATCTCCCGAGCTTGGCGCGGCTGGCTTCGAGCGTGCGCAGGAAGCTGCGGTAGCCCTTCTGGTCGGCTTGCGATGCGCGGGCGATCGAGAGCGCCTCGAGACGCCGATCAGCAGCCAGGCGAGCATGGGCGACCATGTACTGCTCGATCTGCACCAGGGTGTAACGCTCGATGTCCTCGGGGCGGTGGCCAGCCTCGATCAGCACCGCCGCAGCCGTTGCCCAGCTGATTGACGCGCTACCGCGCGGACCCGTGCGGGCGCCGGCACCGGGCTCGAACAGCACCCGGTTGGCCTCCCACATCGCCGCAAAAAGCGCATCCAGCGATGCGTCATCGAGCGCAGTCACCCACTCGACGGTCTCGCCGCACAGGCGGGCCAGCACATGGACGATCTCCGCCATCCAGTCGATCACCTCCGGCGCGTCGTGGGCGGCGCCTTCGGCCGGCTTGCGGGCATACAGCCGCAGGAAGTCGGCCAGCTCGCCCAGCCACACCCCGCGCACGGCAACACGTTTGCCGCCCACGGTAACGCGCACCGGGGCGGCAAACAGGGCGTCGAGCTGCGCTGCGATCGAGTCCGTCATGGCTTACGGCATCATCGCCAGGCGGCCGTAGTACCCGAACTCGTCGCTGGCCGCCTTGGTCGTATCGGCCAGCAGCGAGCCCGCGATCGGCGACTCGAGGCGGCTTTGTCCATCCTGGATCAGCGACATCGACTCGGACGGCGGCGGGCTCCAGCGATAGAACTCGGCCACGAAGTTCTTGAAGGTCGCGCCCGGCACGGTGTTCACGCCGACGATCTTGATCCAGTACTCGCGCGCGCTGCCGCTCATCATGCGCACGAAATCCACCACGCCCGGCGTCAGATCGGCCAGCAGCGGCGCGATGAAGGGGCCACCGGTGGTGATGTCGAGGATCTCCACATCGCCGCTCTTGGCGTGCAGACGATAGTTCACGTCGGCGACGAGCGACTTGGCCGTGCCCGACGTGCTGTCTTCGATCGATACGGCCGACACATTGAACGCCTGCAGCGACAGGAACTCGCCGACATTGGGCAGTGTTTCGGCGATCACGCGGCCGGTGACCGGGTCGGTGTCTTGCGCGACCTCGTCGCCGCGCGAGGCGATGCGGAAGTTCTCGTTGTTGAACTGCAGGAAGGTCACGGTGAGGTTGGCCTCGGTGTCGCCGGGCAACACCAGGCCGTCACCGCGCTGGCCGGTCCAGTTTTCCTTGAACTTGGTCTCGTTCGGGGTAAAGCCGAACTCCATCTGGGCGTCGCCCACCCAGCGCAGGGGGCCCGGCATACCGTTACTGCGGCGCTGGCCGGCGAAGATCTTGCCCTGGCCGGAGAAGTACTCGAGGATGTCCATCTGTGGATCTCCAGTTGTGCGACCGGCGTCAGCGCGGCGCGGTTACGAAATCGAGCTCGAAGTTGAGCGGGTAGTAGGCGAAGGCCGTGCCAAAGCCCGGCGCCATGCCTGATGCCGAGCGCAACGGTCGGCAGCCTTCCAGGGGCGACCAGCCCGCGAGGGCAGCGCGAATTTGCGGGAGCAGGGGGCCGGCCTCACCGGCTAGGGCAGCGTTGTTGCCGCCGGCGCGCGCGCTGCGCACAGCCAGCACCACGCACCAGCGCTGGGCGCCGGCAGTCACACCAGGCACACGGGGGTCGGGGGCAATGCGGTCGCCCATGTAGACGACCACTGCGGCGGGCACCTGGGCGCTCACACGCTGCTCGATGGCATCGGCCGCGAGCGTCGTCATCGTCTCGACCATGCGCAGGGCGGGCACCTGGATGCGCAGGCGCGCCGTGATGCGCTCGCCTGCCACCAGCCAGTCGTCCAGCAGCGTCGTCATCGACGATCTCCGCGGGCAAACAGACGGCGACCAGTGCTGATCTCGGCCAGGTCGGTGGTCTCGCCTGAAGCCTTGTCGGGCAGACCCAGCGACGCATCGCCGCTGGCCACCAGGCGCAGGAATGCGATGGCGGCCTTGTAGCGCTCGGTCACAAGCTCGGGCGCAGCATGGGTGTAGAGGTGATAGCGCGCGATATCGCACGCCAGATTGACCAGGCGGGGCGGCACCACGGTGAGCGGTCGGGCATACACCATCGCGATGTACCCATCGATCTCGCTCGCGGCGGCGCCCAGCGCCTCCTCAAGCACCGCCGCGTCGATCACGCCCGCAGGCGGCGACGCGCGGTCGGTCAGCTGGACCAGCTCATCAACGCCGAAGCGTCGCTCAAGATCGGATTGGGTGGCGTACATCGCGGGACCAGGCAGTCATGGACTGCCTGCAGTCTCGCGCGGGCCAAGGGGCCGCCAGGAGGCGAACCCCTTCGATGGGCGCCGTCAGGTCAGGCGCAGGTCGGGGGCGGCTCGACGCAGAAGGTGGTGACTCGCTGGAGGCCGGACTCGGTGGTTACGTGGTTGCGCACGATCCCCATCGTGCCCTCCAGCATCGCGATCACGAGGCTGCCGACGATACCCTTGTCTGAGATGACTACACCACCCACGGCGCTCCAGGTGCTGCTCTGGATCGTGTCGCCATTGCGGAGCAGCCCGGCATGGTCAATGCCGTAGTCGAGACGGTCGGCGGCGTCCTGGTAGACGACCAGCGACCCGTCGTTGCGGGTTACGAACGCACTCGTGCTCATGGGCGCAGCCTCAGAATTCGCGAAGGGTACCGAAGGCGCAGCACGCGCCAGGGCGGCGGCAATTCGGGCTCACCCCCAACCAGGGCGGCCCGCGCGGCGGACTGCGAACGGGCAGTCACCGCCAGGCGGATCCCCGTGCGCAGCTCGCCCAACCCCATAGAGACGGACTGGGCGGCACCGAGCAGCTCGACGCTGGCCGACTTCAGGTCAGCCCAGACCTCAGACCGCGACGCACCCACGCCGCTGAGGCGGATCTCGGTGCCCAGGGAGCCAATGGCCAAGCTCCCGGTAACGCCGACACCGACCAGCCCGGCAGACGCGCCGGAGAGCACGGCCGTAGCGCTCGAGGCGGACAGACCGTGAACCCGCAGCCGGATTGCGGTGCTGACGTCGCCATCGGCCAGCGACAGGGATGCTGAAGCACCGGCCATGCGGATACTGGTAGAAAGCGATCCTGAGGCGCTCGAGGTCGATGCGGCAGTTGCGGCGAGTGGTGGCGTATCGCCACCGATGGTGATCGTGACCGGCTGGGGCGCGCCGACATCCGCGGCGTTGACGGCAAGCTGTGCCGAGAAGGTCGTGGACGGGCCCGTATACTCGAACGACGAATCCGGCAACATCAGCAAATTGCCGACGGTCGGCGGAGTCGTAATGCGGACCCATATCTCGCTGCTGGCGTCCGCAACAGGGTCGATCCACTGGTCGCCGACTGACATCGGCGGCAATTCGGACCCGAGCACGCCCCACCCGCCGAAGCCGACCACCATCGGGCAGTCGGCCAGGATCTGCGATGCGGTAACGCGCATCCTCATGATGCAGTCACCGGGCCAGAGATGCCGGTCCATCCCGCAGCCGTCTTGACGACCAAGTGGTACGTGTTGCCGATCACCAGCGCAGGATCAGTGATCGTGATAACGCCCGCGCTGCACACCACGCCAGACGTGTTGAGCACCTCAGACAGCGTAGTGGCGTCCATAACGGTTGCGCGCAAACCTGACTCATTGAGCACGGATTCCGAGCTGTACTTGATCGGATACAGCGCAGAGCCGACCGTGATCGTGCCATCCGTGCTCGCCGACAGAAGCGTGACAGTCCCGGCAATCGGCGGCGTGCTGCGAAGGCCGGCGGCGTCGTATGCGCGGACATACACAGTCTCGGTCGCGCCCGGCGTGCGGCCAGAAACCGGCTCCGACAGGTCCGCTCCGGCGTCAGTCCATGCGCCGGCCGTTCCGCCGATCTGGTATTCGTAGCCGGTCACGGCCACGTTGTCCGAACCGGCTGGCCAACTCGCGGTGTAGCTGGTCTGTGTCACGCCCGAGAAGCTGACGACGCCCGTCAGCGTGGGCAGCGTGGTGTCGCCGGCCGCCGAAGTAGAGAAGTTGAAAGGCGCCGACCACGCGCCCGCGCCGGCCGCATTGATCGCTCGAATCTCGATGCTGTACGGCGTACCGGCAGTCAGGCCCGAGATCGTCGCGGGCGACGCGCCGATGGTGGCCACGGCACCGCCGCCGACACGATACTCGAACCCAGTCGCGTCACCCGCGCTGTAGCCGTACGTGACAAGCGCCGACGTGGTGCCGGGCGCGACGTCAGTGATGGTTGTCGTGCCCTGCGGCGGAGTCGGGTCTGGAGGGGCGCCGAGATTGTCGACGGTGAAATCGTCCATCAGGATGGCATTGGTCCCCGATGACACCCCTTGCGCGTAGAGGCCAGGATAGCCGCTCGCGAACGAGTTGTCCGTGATCGGGCCGAGCGTGTCTGCGCCATCCACAGTCAGGTATATCTGGTTGCCTTGGCACCGGACGCCAAGCACAAAGTCGTACGGGATCGACCTGCCGCTCGCGACGCTTGCAAGCACCACGTTTGTGCCGTTCGTCCGTTTGTATAGCTCGAAAGCCCCTGACGCTATCCGCGCGCCATAGTGACTTCGAACAGTCGGGTCTGAGCGCGCAAGGACCGCTGTCGAGCTTACGGCCGCCCCGCCGGGCGTGTGGACGAACCGCGTGTAAACATGGCAGTCCGAAAGAACGCCCGCGCCGGTGCAGATAACCATGCAAACCTGACCGTTGCCCTTCGGGAAGACTGCCTCGCCCAGTGCGGTAGAGCCCGCATACCCATACGTTGTGGTCGGGTGAAGCGACCAGTCTGAGTCAAAATCCTGCAGCGCCTGATCGGCTGCAATCCCTGCGAAATTAGTTGAGTAGACGATTGCCATTACCCGTTCCTCGGATCAGTCCAGCCCGGCGGCCGCCAAAGCCACACGTCGCCGTTCATGGGGTGCTGCAGGCCGACGTAGCAATCGAGGTCGGCGGCATATTTCCATTTCCCCCAGACGCCAGCGAGCCACGAGCTCTGACCAGCGACAATCTCATCGGGCGTCATCGGCCGCGTCACAGTTTCGTCCGCAACTAGCTCAATGCCCCACCCCGACGCCGGCGTAGGGCTCCCCGCTGGCGCGGTGATGTGATAGACCTTACCGCCGTTCATCCACACATAGACGCCGCCCCGCTTTTCGTCCGAGGCGCACCCCGGCGCAACGCGCTTTGCGCCACCCGAGTAGTAGC